GGGATACGCTCCTAGATTCTGTTGAATATAATTACGATGAAGATGGTAATGTAGGCACATTTAAGATGATGAATACTACTATCACTAAGTGGATCAGAAGTGGACTTAAGGGTGATACCTCTGATAAGTTTTTAGGAACACTTACAATGGAAGATAGGACAGAAATCTTCTTAGCTCTACAACAATATATACTTGTGGGGGAGAAGAAAGCCTCCAAATAGAACTCAATGTCATGATTGAGCCATGTGGGGGCTGTCAATTCCATAATTTTCCTTACGAGGCAAGGTTGCCTGTCATGATAGATGGAAAGTATGAAACTCGCACGTTTAATTGCGAGGAAGACGTTTGGGAAGTGATACGTTTAATTATAGAAGAAACCAAGGAAGTGAACTTGAGAGATAATAAAAACTTTAGTACAGCAAAATCAGTCCAATCCCAGCTTCCTTTCTTTGCTTGCAATAATGTCATATACGACAATGATTGTCAAAAAGATATCCAACGATACATATACTGCGAAAACTTCGGCATACAACCCTATAATGGCGCTTATGGAGACCAACCAGGTAGATGGGTACAGAAATCCTTTATTATAAAGAAAGTAATTAATAAGATTAAAGAGAAGGCTACAAGCAATGGCGAATAAGATAACAGTACATTTTGAAGCATCAGGAGCTAAACCATTAAGAGATGCTATAAATGCATTAGCAAAAGCCCAAGGTAGACTCGAAGGGCAAAATAGAAAAACATCCCAATCCTTCAAGGGTTATGGGTCAGAATTAAATAAAGTCAATAAGGCCCAAGATAAAACAGCCAAAGGACTCTTTAATATTACGAATAATGGTAGGCTTTTAAATGACGAGAACAAAAAAGTGCAACATAGTTTTGCTACAATTCGTTCTCAGCTCTTACTTGTATCATTTGGAATGGGTCTTGTTTCTGGTTCTATTTTAAAACTTGTTGGATTGTACGCAGAGCAGGAACTAGCAGAAAAAAGACTAACTGTAGCCCTAGGATTTAGATCAGAGGCTTTAATCAAACAAGCATCTGCTCTTCAACGACAAACAAGATTTGGTGATGAGGCGATTATTGGCGCACAGGCAATGCTTGCAGCATTTATTAAAGACGAAGACCAATTAAAGAAAGCTACAGATGCAACATTAGACTTAGCATCAGCTAAAGGTATGGATTTAAGGTCTGCTGCTGACCTAGTGGCAAAGTCTGTAGGCTCTTCAACAAATTCACTTACTAGGTATGGTGTTGAGGCAGAAGGCGCTGCTGGCAGTACAGAAAGACTAGACTCTATAGTTGGAAACATCAAAAATTTATTTGGTGGTTTTGCTAAGGGCGAACTTGAGACTACAAGAGGAATGCTTGATGCGACTTCAAATGCTATAGGTGATGCAGGCGAAGCATTTGGCCGAGTATTATTACAACCTGTATTAATAGCAGCTAAAGCATTAAAAGCTGTTGCTGAAACAGCTAATCCTGATAGAATAAGGGCTTATGGGATAGCTCTTGGCGTAGTAGGGGTTGCAGCTAATAGAGCTGCAATAATGACTGCCTTATTTTCAAAGCAAATTGTTATATCAAGAACAGCCTTAATTAGGAGTGGCCTTGGAGCGTTTATAGTGGCTTTAGGTGAGGCTGTACATCAAATGAATAGATTTAATGAAGTATCGACTGATTTTGATTATTTCTTAATGGGACTTGGGATTAAAACTGCCGATTTAACAGAAGAAGAGGAAAAAAGAACTAATGTTTTGGCAGAAGAGACTCAGGCTATGATTGACTCTAGTGAAGAAACTGCTAAAAGAGTGAAGGGGCTTGAAAAGCAATTAGAATTATTAGAGCTTAATGCTGATGAAATGAGTAGATCTGACCAACTCACTAAAGCCTTAATAGAAAGTGAAGATGGCCTTACCTTAAGAGAGGTGCAACTACATCAAGCAATTATAGATATAACTATTGCTAGAAAAGAAGAAGCGCAAGCATTAGAAGATATTAAAATCAAACAAGAAGAAATGATGCTAATGAAGAAAGACGAAGCAAGCTTTAATATGTCTATCCTTGGCGTTCAAGCTTCATTAAATTCTGAATCAGAAAGGGATTTGGCCTTATCAAAAGCTAGAATAAGTGCGCTTAGTCAAATGGCAACTATAAATGAAGGACTTACTGTAGTAATGGCAGAGAGGGAGTCTGTGGAGGACTTTTTACTTCAACTTCAGCACGAAGGTACTATTGGATTAAAAACTAACAACGTAGAGCAACAGGCTAAGATAAATCTTATTCTTGAGCTACTAGACCTACAAGAAGAACTTATAAATAAAAATTATGCAGAAGCCGAATCAAATAAAGCTAGGAATAAAGCAACGAATGATGCCAATAGAGCAGAGCGAGAGGCGCTTGCTTTAAGAATGGCTACTATAAACGCCTCAATAGAGGTAGGCAAGCAATATAAATTAACAGGAAACGCTGCGAGAGACGCTGGAAATATTGCAGTAGAAGCAATATCTAAGGAATTGCAAAAAAGATTAATGCTTATGATGGCCAATCATTTAGAATCGATTGCAAAAGAAGTTCCATTTCCTGCAAGCTTATTATTTTCAGCAGCCATGCCTGCAGTAGGAGCAGCGCTAGTATCGGCTGCATTTAACGCAATCCCTAAGTTTGAAACTGGTGGACTAATTGGTGGTCAAAGACATAGCCAAGGTGGAACTTTGATAGAGGCAGAGCGTGGCGAGTTTGTTATGAGCAGAAATGCTGTAGACTCTATAGGCGTGAATACCTTAGAGGCAATGAATGCAGGTGGTGGGGCATCAATAGTAATTAATAATCCTATAATTTCATCTGATTTTGTGGAATCAGAATTACCTGAGCTAATAGCTGAGGCTGTCAGAAAAGGTGCTGACTTTGGAATGTCATGATAACGATTCCTGAACAGATACAGAAAGACTTAATTACTGATGTTAATAATTTTGACGTTATGGCTGTCATTACATCAGCTAGCGACACATTCTACTTCTCTACAAAGGAACAATATTTTGAAGATGTGTATTTTGAAGACCTAGACCTTAGAATCAGCGCATTAAAAGAATCAATAAATTTTAAATCAAAGAAAGTAAAGATGTCTGGAACTAGCATAACCTTAAATAATTATGCTAAGGATGGTGTAAGATTTACAGATAGAGCTAAATATGGAATACTCAATGCAACTGTAGAGATTTACCTAAAGACAGGAAGTTGCGAGACATTAGACGACTGCGCAAAACTTGCCAAATTAAAAATAACAAGATTCGACCAAAGCCCAGAAAAAGTTACATTACAGTGTGATGAATTTTTATCAGAGTCTCTGCATACTGAACTTCCAAAGAAAGAATACACCCTATACTCAGAGGATAATGATGGCGCTACGCTTGATGGAAAGACTTATGAAGTTTATAACGAGCAGAGAGTGCCTATCCTGTATGGTCATTTAAAAGAAGCCCCAGCTATTACATTTATAGATAATGATGATGGCGCTATTAAAGTTATCCCTGATAGGGCAATGCTTACTACTGAGGAAATTGGTGGCGTTAAACCAATGAACAATATTATATATCCAAATGATATTGAGACCTCTAGTAATGTTACTCAGGTTGTAGATCAAGATGTTATGACTGTAAAGCTAGGCGAAGGTGGAGCTAGAGTATATAAATTTTCTCCAAAGCAAACAAATGGAAGGCTGCTTAAGTTACACTTCGACAGACAATTTGATATTTACAATAATTATATTGAATTTTATAAATCACAGAGTAAAGACTCTTCTCCATATATAAATGAAGGTGCTTTGTTAGTGGGTGAACTTTCAAAGCTAAAAAAGGCATCTAATTATTTACCTGCTTATGCACAATCTATGGAGGTGGGCTATGATGAGCATTTTGCTAGATTTGACGTGGAGGATGTAAATCAAGGAGACACTACTGATTCTGATTTATTCTCTGGTATATCTGCTCAGTGGGGGCCAGTAGATATATTAGGTGGGAGGGCGCAAAGTGTAGAGGTTAGAAGTGGTAGATACGATTTTCTTGTACACCTCCCAACTCTAGTTTTTGACTTTGAAGACATGAAATCAAGCGCTGATATTTATACTGACCATAAAGGGATAGAAGCCCCATCAGATATTAACTTAATTTCGTTTTTTAGGATTGAGATGGACTACAATGGCGATGAATATACTTCAGTCCATTATGATGAGCCATATATAGCTATGTGTTTTTTCCCAGGAACAGTGGATTTAGAATCTGGCAACTTAATAGCAGGTGGATTTGGAGAAACAGATGACTGGCTTGGGCCAAACTTTCCATTGGGTCTTGTTTCTCCTGTCGTAAATGGAGCTACAAGTGATCCTGAGAGTGGTAGTAATCCATATGAAGGATTTTTAGAAAAAGACACCCTAAAAGGCTCAACGCTTGCCATAAGAAATTTATGCCCATATATGCTTAAATCTCCAATGGTGTTCTCTTCTTCTGATTTAGACATGGCAGTAATAGATTATAAAAACCCATTTAATACTCCAGACAATGGCTCTGATGATAATGAAATAAATCAATGGAGGAATAGAGGTGATTGGATTAATACTTATCCAAGCCCAGACGTAAAATCAATTATATTAAATTTTGTGCCATACGACAATGATGGCTCTAATCAATATCATATCAACATGAGCTTGCTCGCAACTTTTTCAGGTATGATGCTTAGGAGGACTTGGTTCCAAAAAGATGCCTTTAATAGAGAGTATTATCTAAACGCAAAAGGAAAGTGTCAATCCTATGAAGATACAGATAGAGTTAGAAGAATACAAGGCATGCCACTTATATATTATAGTATTAACGACCAAAGCTCTGGTCAAGACCCAGATACATTAAATTCTTCTAGCGATTTAGCATTACAATATCTACTGGACTTTATCGGTAATGATAAAATGAAGTATAGATTTTTAGATGATAAGCGTGCCGAGATTATGATTAAATACCAATTCAATGAAAGCAATACTTATCCATCAGGGCTTGAAAATGAAGTTGGGTATATATTTGACTTAGAAATAAATCAAATATTTAATGGTGAAATACAGGGAGAAGGGTTGGGCGCTACAAGCGTAATGCAACATAATATTTTAATAAATGGAACTTTATTTAGAAGTAGCGATACATTATCAGAAGATATAAATAATTCAGAATCTGTAATTGAAGGCATAGAGCTTGTATATTGCCATAAAAAAGTAAATGCGACTACAGGAGAAATAGAGCAGATAGATGAATTTGAAGAAGAAGAGATAGAGTTTAATGAATATCTCGATAGCCTACATACTTCTGGTATAAGCTGGAATAGCAGAGTTATTATGTCTTTCAAGGGAGACTATATATACAATGACGCTAAAAAAATAATAAAAAGACCAAAGAATATCATGAATAGCTTATTATCTAGCGAATTTGGAACAAGCAACCTTGTTGGTAAAAACACAGCAGACGCTGATTATGAATTAAATTTCTCTATAGATAAGCCACAAAAGACTGTAGATGTCCTTCAGAACATAGCGCAGAATACAAATTTCTTTTACAAGACTAGCATCAGCAGCTCAGACCCTACTGTGGTGGGCATATTAAATTTATATACCGAGGCAGATAAAACAATATTCGTTGATTATATAGAGTCTTATAAATTCAGCAAAACTAAAATAGAAGACCTTGCGATTAAATGTAGGGTTAAGTATGGCT